ATCTTCTTGCCCTCTTTGATCCAAAAAGCCTCCTCTTTTTTGCCGATAGCCTCTAGATATTGGACATAAGCTTGCTCTCTTTTAATAAGCTCTTGATATAGATTTTTAGTCGCATCTTCTTGGGTTTCTTTTGTTTTATCTTCAGTTTCTTGATTGGTTTTAGTTATCGCATTTCCAAACTTTTTATACCTCTTTTCAACATCATCAAAAAACTCTTGCCAATATTTTGCAATATCTCCAGGTTTTGTAATATCTTTGAGCGTTTTAGTTACTTCTTGCAAATGTATTCGATACTTTTGTGCAAACTCATCTAATAAAGCGCCATAAGTATTTAGTTTCTCAATCTTACTAATACCAAAAAATTCTTGTAGTTTTGGAGGGAGTTTTTGAATAAAATCGTTTATAAGCTCAATTACGCCGTTTAACATTTTTTCAATACCTGCTGGAATAGCCATAACTCCAGCGCCAATAGTATCTGCTGCCATCAAAACGGCGTTATATAAGATTTTTGCAACATCTGTTATGGCATCGTCAATAGAAGCTAAAAAGAGTATCGCTTTTTTTAGTCCTCTAATAAAACTCATAATAGCGCTTTGGGTTTTATCTATGCTGCTTGTAAGCGTATTGCTAAAGCGCTTTTCAAATTCGATTGCTACGGCTTTTAAGTAGTTTAAAACACCATTATCCATAATAGATGTTTTAAAAAGCTCCCAATCATCCTTAATGTTGCTAATAACACCGCTCCAAGTTTGAGAGAGTCTTTGCATTCCCCCAGCATATCTTTCGTTCCAAATAGCATTTAGCGTAGATTCAATGATTTTGGCATTATTTTGAACGATAACGCTCTTAGCTTCTCCGCTTGAGTCAATCCAGCTAAACTTTACTTTATCGCCTATAGAAGCAGTCTTTATTCCAAACTCTTTGAGTCTTTCAAACTCTCCAGTCATCGCATCTGCTAAGGCTTCAACGGCTTGCTCTAATGGTTTTCCCATAGCAGCTGCAGTATCTCCTAATACTTTGAGCTCTTTTGTAGCGTCTATTCCATACGATTTGAGTTTTATAAACGCATCCACAACTTCTGCCATTTGATAGGGGGTTTGTTTGGTAAACTCTTTAATCCACTCCATACTCTTTTTAGCTTCTATTGATGAACCGCTAAGTGTTGTAAGCACAGCGCGAAATCGCTCAAACTCTGCTGCTGTCTCAATCCACTTTGAAGCCTCATCTTTAATGCTCATAGCAGACTTTACAGCAGCATACGCAGATACAAGCGCATAGAGCGCCTTTTTCATTCTATCAACGCTTTGTCTTACAGCAAGCTCTGCTTGCTGCATACCGCTTACAAGTTTTGTTGTATCTGCTTTGATGCCTATAGCAATTTGTGCTATCGTTTTATCCATTGCCATCCCCAAAAGCAGCTTTTAAAGTTTTTATCATCTCGTCTGTGCTCATACGCATTGTGCGCACCTTTCTTTTTTGATACTCCTCATCACTTAACACAAGCCATTCGCCAATACGCATAATAAGCCAAGCAAAATATTTGCTTCTTAACCCACTCCATTTGAGCCTATCTTTAACACTTTTATACAAAAAACCAGATGCACCGTTGAGTCCTATTGTAAATTCGCACTTGCTTGCGACATTTACCAAAACTATCTCCCAATACTCTAACTCTTTACACCTTTTTTCTCGCAAACATCTTGCTATCCTCGCAATTGCTTCCCCTCGAGCTCTTCTCTTGCTCTATCAAGTTCAGCAAGTACTTTTGTATATCCAACAACTTCTGCTATCTCTTGTAGTTTTGCATAATCTTTTCCTCCAACAAGCATCTCAAAGCGTTTTTTTGCTATCTCTTCCCCCCAATTTTCACCTCCAGCTTTTTCCACATCTTGAGTAATTTTTTCTACTTTTGATTCAAGAGCTTCTTTTTTGTCAAGAAGCTCTTCTGCTTTTTTAAATTCGCCCAACCGCTCCGCATACTCTATGCGCTTTTGCAACGAATCTATTTTTTTGTTGAGTTTTGTAAGCTCATCTATAAGTTTTTTAATACGCTTAAGCTCACTTTTTAGCTCTTTCTCTTCTTCTTTTGTAGGATATCTATAAGTAATTTCAAGTTTTTCTTTTATGCGACCACTCTCTTTTATCTCTACTTCTATTTTTTGATCAAGATATAAAACCATCTATCCTCCTTACGCTGCTGCCATAACTGTAGGAAAACCTGGAAGCTTTACATTAAATGTTGATAGAATAAAACCATCCTCTTCTGGGGAGATATTCTCTTCTGTAACGACTGCATTCTCCCATGTAAATTTTGTCCCATTGCCAGTAGATGTTTTTTTGTCTGGTAATTCAAGCTCAAACTTAATAGTAGTTGCATTTTTCACAGCATCTCTTAGCGCCTTTTGTGCTCCCGCATCGCTTTGATCCATAAGCACTTTTATAGGCAAATCGGTATTTTGTACTCTGCCGATTGCTATGATGCTCTCATCTGTATTAAGTGCTGCATACTCTTTTGTTCCTCTTGCAAACTTAATATCCCCAAGAGATTCCAATCTGCCAAGATCTGTGTCATTGACTCGCACAATTATTCCAAGCGTATTAGTTGCCATTTGCTACTCCTTTATATAAAATTGAATCAACTCTCGATACAATTTAGTATCACTTTCATACAAATCCTGTATGTTAATGTCTGTGATTTTTAGTTCCAAGAGCCTATTTATTATTTGTTCTTTGAGCTCTTTTACCTCTTTGTAACTTTTACTCCATATATCAACTTGAAATCTTTTAACATTTGCCCAGATAGAAGCTGTAAGATCTTGCTTTTTTCTCTCGCTCACCACAAAATATGTCACAACTGGAAAATCTACATCTTGCGGCGCGACATTTGGATATACTTGTAAGCCAAGAGATTTGATTTTGTCTACAACTTCTATCTCGCTCATTTAAAAAGTTCCTTTGTTAATCTCTCTTTCATATAGTTTATAGCTACCTTGATAGCCTCTTCTTTTTTATTGTCAAATGCAGGGCGCAAAAATGGTTTTGGCGGGACAAATCCAACAACTTTCCCCCCTCTATGTTTTTTGCCTCCAACAACAACTGAATGCCCATACTCCACTAAATGAGCATGGTAGCCCTTATATACTCGTCCATTTATCTCCCCAGCTCTTGGCAATACTTTGCCCTGATAGACGCCATTTTTTGGCTTTTGCTCCACATAGCCAATAGATCGCTTTAAATTACCGCTTACGCTATGGACTCTGCTTTTTGCTTCTTTGACAATTGGCTTTGCTGCTTTTCTTATCATCCCTCGAACTATTCTTTTTTGCACTTTTTTTGGCATTTGGCGAAAAAATTTATACACTTCACCACTATCTATCGTAACTTCAACCATCTATTACCTCTTTAGCCATTATCTCAAGACATTCGTCTCGCTCAAAAAAGTTGCGAATACCGACTATCTCGAATGTCCTACCTTTTGTTTCGATACGCATCGAAGGCTTGATACCATCGATATAGCGCATCACCACTCTATGCGTCACTTCCACGCGCTCTTTAAAACTTGCAAAGTACTCATTCGACTTAATTGGCTTTATCTCTGCCCAAGCTCTTACAAACTCGCTCCAGCTCTGCACCACTTCGCCATATTCGTTGCGGCTCTTTGCCTGATGCTGGATGGAGACGAGGTGTCTTAGCTTGCCTGGGTTCATACTTGCCTCACGCGATAGCTATCGAGCAGATGATCGACAAACGAATGCGGCATCTGCACCACTTGCCCTTCGGCGATATTCATGCGATTCTCATAGAGCGTAGCCACCTGCACAAATATCCAGCTCTTTATGGCATCAGGTATCTGCTCGTATCCGCACTCGAACTCCACGCGTATGCAGTTGAGCCCGCTTGCCTCGGTCTTCGGTCTGATCATGGCGGGCGTCGCCTTGTCATCCAGCTCATACTCGGCCGGTACATAATTTTCGCCATCGAGCACCTCCAATCTGTTCACCGCTCTTAGCGGCGGGTATGGCAGCACAAACGGATCGCTATCGTCTCGGTAGAGCTCATACGTGCGTACACTTAGCGCCCTGCCCGTAATCTGCTCGGCCTTGTCTATTGCGGCAGTGAGCAGGCTTTGGATGAGCGCATCCTCTTCGCTATGCAAGACTCTTAGATAGAGTTTCACGTCATCGAGCGCGATTTGCGCTGGGCCCTTACTTACCAGCTTTAGCTTCACGATTTTTCAACCCTTCTACGAGTTCGCTCTTTTGCTTCTTGGTCAGCTTCACTCCGGCCAAAAGCGCCTCTTTTTCGACCACTTGCTCATAGAGCGCATCGAGCTCTTTTTCGAGGCGCTCTTTCTCTCTTTGCGCAGCCTCGATTTCAACCTGTTTGCGCTCCTCTTCGAGCTTGGCCTCCATCTTTTCGAGGAAGCTCTTGGCGTTCTTGCCGACCAGCTCCGCAAGGCCAGACTTTGCCATGCGATACGCAGTATTGTCGTCTACCTCGATAGTCTCTCCGGCGCCGAAGCTGCCGTCTTTGCAGCTATATGGAGAAAGGAGTTTGACTTTCATCCCCTACTCCTACGCACTTGGCGTGATGGCTGCTGTGAATGCCTCGTCGAGCACGCGCTTCGCATCGACTCGTTTGTGGACTTTGAAGCCGATGTAGCCGTTGGCCGCGTAGAGCTCGTTGAGGCGCTGGATCTCGATATTGCCCCTGTCTGCGATGGTGTAGTAGCCAAAATCGCCAAACACCACGACTGGCACGCTCGTAGCGCCAAGCTCGGGCAAGTAATCGTCAGTCACGATAGGGCGGCCAAGGATCATGTCTCTTTCACCCATCACGAGCGCCGGAGCGTAGATGTAGTTGCCGTTGCCGTCTTTGAGCTTGCGGATAGCTTTCATCGTGCTGTCGTGCAGTCTCCACGTAGCTCTCGTGCGGTATTCCTCTTTGAGCGAGTAGTAGATGTCGATAAGCTCGTCACCCGTGATGCCGTCTTTGCTGGCAAGCGTCACGCCGCTAAGCCCGTTTGCATAGCCAGTTGGTTTCTTGTTGCCATCTCCTGTGGCGAATGCCGGTGCTTCCGCTTTGTCGATACCGAGCGCGATCTGGCCGGCGAGATAGTCCTCGAGGTCGATCATGCTGTCTTTGAGCAGCTCCTCGGAGACTTTGATAATTCCGCCAAGCTTCCATGCGCCAAGCTGAGTTTTACCAAATGTGCTTTGCGTCTCTCCATACGCTC